CCGCACCCAGTAGGTCTCCGGCGCATGGTCGCCCAGTATCTTCGCCGCCAGTTCCTTGTTCTGGCAGCGCTCGATCACGTCCGCAGGCGGCAGGTAGGTATTCGGCCTGCCCGACCAGAGGCGCACCAGACTGTCCGGCACTGGCAGGATCAGGTCCGCGTCGGTGCTCGGCGTCAGGTCGCACTCGGCCACCTTGCGCGCCCACGGGTTGTCATCCCATCCGGTGAGCGTCCAGCGGTCGTCATTGGCGAGGCAGCGCGTCAGGCCGATGCCTGCAACGCCACCAGCACCGAGAATGTGGACGATAGGCGTACCCATTGGTCATTGCCTCCCCAGGCAAACGAAAAGACCGCCCTATTGGGCGGCCCTATTGTGCGGCTTTGCGGCGCGGCAAGCGCGCCTGTACTCGCGGTGGCGGCTCTGGCTGCACCGCCCGCACCGGCTGGTCCACCGGCATCCTGCCGATGCCCCCGGTCAGTATCCGCTGCTCCGCGAGGTGCGCTTGGCAGATATGGCAGGCAGTCGGCGACACGTCCAGAAGCATGTACCCGCTGTCAGGGTCGATGGTGAGACCACAGACACAGTTCGGATGGAAGGGTGGCGTGGCGATATTCTCGCCGCCCGCATTGCGCGGCAGGACGTAGCCTGCCTCCCCATACTGGCGCTCCATTGCGAAGTTCTGCCCGAAGGCGATCTCTGTCCGTGCGAGGCGTGCCCACTGGTAGTTCTGCACGTTCGCAAACCGCGTCTTCAGCTTGCGCGCGACCACAAGCGGGTTGTCGCCGTTTTCCATCGCCGCGTTCAGCAGGTCGCGGATGCTGCCACCCGGCAGATTGTCCGCCGTCAGCACGTCACCTAACTTCACGCGCGCGCCGTCGCTCAGGCGCTCGAAGGCGCGCCGGAACAGTTGCTCCCGCGCTTCCTCCAAACGCGGCCCGAGAAGGCGCGCCGCGTCGTCGCCGATCTCCCGCGTGGCGCGATCCAGGCCGGTTGTCAATGCCGTCCGCAGTTCACCCGGCAGAAGCGGCTTGCCTTTGTATATCGGCGTGTTCACGTCGATTTCCGCGTTACTGGGCCGCGTGAATGCCTCCGGGTCCCGTGCATGACCGAGTATGCTATCCTCGATATGACGCCCGGCGCGGACCAGCGCGTCACTCAGTTCCGGCGTGAACTCAAACCGCTCCGCTGCGTCGAAATTGCCCTTGAAGCGCGCCGCCTTCCAGATATACTCCCCTGCCGCCTGCCAGACGCTTCCGATAGCTTCCCACAAACGCCGCTCTTGAGCGGCGATCTCCGGGAAGCGCGCCGGTTTCAATGCGCCCAGCTTGCGGCCCATCGCTTACGTCTCCTCGACGTACTCAATCGCTACGTCCACCGGCAGGAGCTTGACCACGAAGCGCGGCTTGCCAGCACTGGGTGCCGCCGCAAGTGCCGTCGCCCCGAGCGTGGTGAATATTCACGCCCCTCGAACGAGGGTATCGTCGCCGATGTCATGTTCGCCGCTGGTAGACGCGGAACCCGCCGTGGGCGCGGCATCCGCAATGAGCGCGCTGGACACGTAGTTGATCGCCATTAGTCACGTCCTCCCATCGGATACGCGCCCCAAAGCGCCTGCGCCGCCGCGTCTGCGCCTGCGTTCGCATTGCCGCCCGCCGCGCCCGGCATGACCGGCGCGTCCATTGCAGTGACAACCGGGTCTTCGAAGCCCGCAAGTTCCGCCGCCCCGTCCTGGTCGATGAACCCATTCGCCCAGGCGGTCAGCGCATACTGCAAGCGCGTGGTGTCGGCAACCGCTTTCACGCGCTCGGCTTCTGCCGTCTCGCGTCGGTCCTGCAGGTTGACCTCTTCCCACTCGATGTAGGCATTGCCGCGCCACCCGTTAACACGCTGCACCCAGTCGATGACGCGCTCAAAGTCCGGCTTGAGTTCCGCCCGGAAGTCGTCAATCGCGCCGATAATCGCGTCCGCCTGCTGCTGCGACAGGCGCTCCGTGGTGCTCCACTGCAGGCCCAGCATGAACGGCGCAAGTTCGACGCTGGACACAATCTGCTCAGTCAACGCCCGATACGTGTTCGGGAACTCAAGCTCTTTCACGTCCGCGCCGATGGACTGGAAGGTCAGCCCGCCCTGCAAGGCCACCGTAAAGTCGATGATGCCCTCGTTATTGCGCCGCGCCTTCTGGCTGTCGTGCCAGGCGCTTTCTATCGCGGAACGCCGCGCGGAGAGTTGCTCGTCACTTACCGGGATGTCGCTGTCCACCGTATGCAGAATCAGGAAACTCGGTGCCCCGTGCCGCTGCCACATCTGCCGCACCGCGTTTTCCATGCGCAGGCAAATGTCCGAGACGAACGGGATTGACCGCAGGAGGCTGACGCCCAATGGGTCGTCGCCTTCCTTGTTCAAAGCCGAGTACAGGATGAGCGACTGGTCCGGGTAGATGATCTCCTGCCCAAGGGCATTGCGCTCCCCGACCTGCAGGCCTTCCTCCGTGCGGATGAGCCGGACCTTCTTCGCGTCGATGACCGTCAGCCCGGCGATGTCGCGCTTTGTCTCGGACAGCACGATCTCCCCGGCGCTGCGCCCGTACTGGAGCGCCTGCCGCACGTAGGGCCGCGTGAATGGCGTAATGCCCCGGAAGACGTCCTCCACCACGCAGTTACCTATCCACTCGTTCAGCGCGGTCTCTGTGGCCTCATTGTCGCACTTCACCGTGAATGGCACGATCATGCGGGCGAGCTTGCGCAGGCCCACGTCCAGGAACGGGAACGCCCGGATCAGGCTGTCATAGACCGCGAGGTCAACGTCCTGCTTCAGCGTGTTCGTGCCGACAATCCCCAATGGGCTGTCGTAACTGCGCGAACTGCTGGCGACGCTGATGACCGGCGTATCCGAGGACACGGAGGGCACGTCGCCTGCCGCCGCGACTGCCTGGCGCGCCTGTTTTGTGAGCGGCCACAGTCTCATGCTGCCCTCGTAACGTGTCCGGCGGATATGCCCCCGAGACCACCGCGCGTCAATTCCGCGAACCAGCGGCTCGTTGCGTCAACCTGGTCGTCAACCTGGTCCGTCACGTCAGGGTTGAAATTGCAGAACTCGTCAATGAACGCCTCATTCCACGGCCCGCGCACCAGCGCCACGTTCCCGGCCTCACATTGCGCCGCAAATGCCTCTGCCCGCAAATGCTTCGGCCCCGTCTCCGGCGAGGTGCGCACGACATACCCGGCAAGGAGCTTGATGTACTCAAGCCCCTGGTCTTTCCCGGCCTGCCCTGGGTCCTGCGGCAATGAAATGCGCACGTCGCGCCCGTCCTGCTGCGCAGTGGCCCGCACAAGCGCCCGCACACCGGCAGGGCTCAACTGGTCGCGCCTCACGTCGTCAATGTAGTATCGCCCGTTCTTGATGCCCCGGACGCCCACCGTCCAGTCGCCGCCGCCCTCTGTGCCTGCAAGGTCCCATCCGCGCGCCTTCTCGCCCGCAGACGGTGCGGCTTCCACGATCTCAAACCACTGGCGCTTGAATAACCCGCCCTCGCGTGGCGCTGGCCTCTGCTGATACAGCGCCGCAAAGCCATAACTGCCAAGGGTTGCCTGTGCATCATTGAGCGCCGCAAGGTCGTACCTCTGCGGCCAAAGCGCCTCCCCCGGCTCCCTCCCCAGCGCGTCGTCTTCCTCCGCTATCGCAGGGAAGTTGATGACCGTCCAGGCTTCTCGGCCCTCATCCCGCGCGAGAATGCGCCCCGGCAGATCGTCGTGATGCCAGCGTGTCGCCACCAGCAGAATGCGCGCTCCGGGGTGCAGGCGCGTGTACAGGTCGTCCGTGTACCATTCCCAGGTCTTCTCCCGATATGTGAGGCTATCTGCCTCTGCGCGGCTCTTTACCGGGTCGTCAATCGTGAGCAGGTCTGCGCCACGCCCGGCCACGCCCCCGCCGATACCGACGCAGTACATACCACCGTCGTGCCCGAGTATCTCCCACTCGTCTGCGCTGGACTTGGACGGGTCCACGCGGACAGGCGAAATGCCAAGGCTGTGCGCCGTGTCTATCGCGTTTCGCGTGTGCCGCCCCCACGTTGCTGCGAAACTGTTCCCATACCCCGCCTGGATCACCCGCTGGTCCGGGAACTTCTGCAGGAACCACGCGGGAAAGTACCGGCTGCAGAGTTGGCTTTTCCCGTGTCTCGGCGGCATGAACACTGCAAGGCGCTTGATGCGCCCTGCGGCAAGGTCTAATAACCTGTCATTGAGCACCGCCAGGTGCCGCGCGCACTTCCAGCGCCCGTCACTCAGTACCCACGCAAGGCCAGCAGGCGTCTGTTGGGCGATCTCAGCCCTCTGTTGCTTCGTCAGCGCTTTCGGGAGCATCGCCGATCTGTTCCTCGCCGCCAGACAGCTTCGCGATAAGCTGCGTTGCCAGTGCGCAGGCCTCCGGGTCCGCAAGCAGCGTCAGGCTGGACTGCGTTTCCACCTGCACCGCCCCGCCGCCCGCCCCGGTGAGTTCGTGGCGCTTCGGCACCTCTGCCA